TTACGGCGAATGTTCCATTCGCCTATCGGCCCACGGATGGTCCAGATTCTGAGCTGCGTGCCCGATGACGGGCTGCAGGCTGTCGAAGCCGCCTGCCGGGAAGCCGTGGATCAGGGCGTCCATTCCGCGCCTGTCGTCATCAACATCCTCGCCCGACGACGCGACCCAACCCCACCGCCACTTCTACTCACCCCCCACCGCGCTGCGCCTGACCCACGAACCCGTGGCCGATTGCGCTCGCTACGACAGCCGCGCCATGCGGGATGTGATGTTCGAGGCCTTCCAGCGCGGCCGCACCGACTGAACAAACCACCAACCACTGAACCTGTCCCCCACCCGCCCCCGAGGCGGGTTTTGCATTTCTGGAGACCATCATGCCGACCACGACCTATGCCCATTTCCGCGAGGTGTCCGAAAGCGCTTGGCGTTGGCCCAGCTTTTCCCCGGCCGAGATCGCCTGCCGCGGCACCGGGGCGATCAAAATCAACACCGAAGCGATGGACAAGCTGCAGTCCCTGCGCAACCGTCTCGGCAAGCCGCTGATCGTCCGCTCCGGCTATCGTAGTCCCAGCCAGAACCGCGCTGTCGGCGGGGCCCCGGCCTCCAAGCACATGCTGGGCACCGCCTTCGACATCGCCATGTCGAACCATGATCCCGTGGCCTTTGCTGAAGCCGCCCGCGCCGTGGGCTTCCTCGGCTTCGGCACCTATCCCCGCTCGGGCTTCATGCACATCGACCTCGGCCTAGCCCGCATCGGGGGAGAACCCTTCGCCCCGCGCTCCACGCCCTTTGTGCCGGAAACCCAGCGCGATCTGCTTCATCCGCTCGCGCAGGTAGTGGTACTGGATTTCCGCCTGGAGGTAGAACACCCGCAGCGGGCGTGGCGGGGTGAAGCCGAGAAACGGCACCCCGGCGGCCATGTGCACGAGCCAGCTGATCAGGAGATCGCTCTTGCCGACCTTGGGTGCACCGCCCAGCACCAGCAGGCCCCCCGGCGTCAGCACGCGGGGCGAGATGATGTCCTCGGGCATTGGGCTCACGTCATCCAGCAGCGCGCCCAAGGTGAAGGCGGGCATCTCGTCTGGCGCGGGAGCGGCGCTGTCGAGCCGGATCAGGGGTGGCCCGTATTTCTGGACATGCAGATCCCAGAGCCGTTCGGACTCGCGTTGTAGGCGTTCGACCGGCCAGGCGGGCCGCAACATGGCGGCGTTATAGCCGCAGATGCCTTCCCAACCTTCGTCTTTCGACATCCGGCCCTCATGGACCATGCGGATGAAATGCCCGATCGCCGCACTGGCACCCTCGAAACGCGACCAGTCATCCTGCGCGCCTTCGCGCACCGGCGTGGTCAGCACCTCGCGCATGGCGGGTTTGTCCGGGTAGCTGAAATCGGGCTGCAGGGAGATGCCCGGCGTGGGCGGCATGTCGGCAACCGCCTCGATGAATTCGCCCAGATCGCGTTCCAGCGTCGGGTTCAGCGCCACGATCCGGACCTGTGTCTTCAGGCCGTTCTTGGAATAGACCGAGCCTGCCACCCGGATCGGCTGATGGGCCGAGCGGAAATGCATGTCGCCACCGGCCTTGGCAGCAATGTCGCCCCGCAGGCGGCACACACGCAGGATGTCAGCGCCTTCTGCGGGCTCGCTGAGCTTCCACTACACATGACACTTGCGCTGACCCTCGGACGTGACGCCGCCGCTTTCGACCACCATGGTGGGCTGGCCGAGGTGGCGTTCCAGATGGGCCCGTTTCGTGGCGATGTCGCCGCTGTCGATATCCACCACTACGGCCTGCATCTGCAGGATCTCGGCGGCCTTGGCCTGTCCTGCGGCTGCGACCGTGCCGGGGATCACATAGACCGCCGCGCCCTCACGCGAGGCCCAAACGGCGAACGTCGCCATCTTTTCCTGTGTCTCGGTATTCGCCTCGATCCAGATGTTATGCGGGCGGCCGTCGATGCCCTGCCCCTTGTCGATGAAAATGCGGACCGGGATCAGACCGTCGCAATAGCCGAAGACGACCTGCATGAACTGCGCAATCTGCGCGGGGTCGGGCTCGTCGCCGAAGCCGTCGAAAATGGGGGCCGCGTCGTTGAAGTCGCGCCACGGATTGAAGTGGACAATGTTCTCGTTGGGCGTTTTCAGCGGACTGACGTCGCCCAAGGCGGGGTCCTGGTCGGGATCAGATCGGTCGATGGGATCGTCGGTCACGCGGCCAACCCCCAACACCGGCCAGCATGGGCGCAGAACCGGCATTCGAAGAAGTCGCGGCTGGCGGCGATGCGCGGCAACAGATCGCCTGCATCGGTGGCCTGAAGGATCCGCACCGCGCGGTCGGACATGCGCTGCGCGAGAGCCGCGTCAAACGGCACCAGTTCGTGGTGTAGCTCGGCCGTGTCCTTGTTGATCGCGGTAAACAGCGCCGGTGCGGACGAAATCCCCGGCACCGAAGGTTCCATGTAGGCCTGGTAGATCGCAATCTGGGCTGCATAGACAGGCTTGGAGACCGTGACCCCGTCCTTGACACAGGCGCGCCAGTTCTTGGCGTTCATGGTCTTGCACTCCCAGAGCGCGGGGGTACGCAGACCGAGTGCTGCCGGGGCGTCTGCGATGATCCCGTCGACATGGCCCCGGATGCGGCCGCCCGCGACGGAAAAGCCGAACTGATCCCCATCGGGGCGATTGCCCTTGCGGGTGTAGAGGTCGATCCCGGCCGCACGCAGCCAGCGGATTGCCAGATCCTCGAGCTGGTGGCCGATTTCGAAGATCCGCAGCGTCTGGCCGCCGAAATCCGCGCCTTCGTCCTTTGGCGCACCTGCAAATTCGAACTGCAAGGCGCGTTCGCAGGCATGCCCCAGCCGGGATGCACCGAGATAGGTCCGGGGCGGCGTCGCCTCGCGCTTGGCAATGAGTGCTGCGTCGACCAATGCGTTGATCCGGTCGGCCATGGAGGGGCGCGGGTTGAAATCCAGTGTCAAAACGGCACCTCCGCCGTGGCGGCAATGCGCGACATCTCGGCGACGTAGCCTTCGAGCACCTCCTCAATCAGCGCCGTGACATCGGCCGCTGTGAGATCGCGAAGCCGCTTGTCCCAGCCGATCTGGTCCATGGTCTGGCCCAGTCGCTTCATCACCAGCGCGATGGCGATGCGTTCTTCTTCAGTCGTTCCCTGCATGGTCAGTCCTTTGCGATGGCGGGTCGCAAACCATGCCTGGCAGGGCATCGAGCAGAACCAGCGATGGTTGCGGGGGCGAGGTTTGGTCGGATTGAAGAAGCCGAAGCCTTGCGCCGGGCGCAGGCAGACGGCGCAAGGTTGCAGGCGCGGGTGCCAATGGCGCGACGGTTCAGGCGGGATTGCGATGTGCGCGCCATGGCTCACGCTGCCCTCCCGATGTCCGGGCTGGCGCGGCCAACGAGCTGGCGGATCTCGCGCTTGTTGAAGCCGAAGGTCATCAGCGCCGAAGCGCGATAGCGGGTCAGGCCGTAATCCTGCCGAAACAATGGCGGCAGATATTGCAGCTGCTTTTCGGTCGCTGCCTGCTTCAGCCAGCCCTTCGATTTGAAGGCGCTCTCGTCGGTCTCGTATTCGTTCAGCCAGTCATCGGCCTGTGCGAGGCAGACTGTGCGCTCGCCCACGCCCAGAAGCCGCGGCGCACGACCCTTCGATCCGCCGACGGCGTGCCAGCGTCCATCGAGATAGAAGATCCCGCCCCAGGCATTGAAGCCGTTGGCCATCAGTGCCGCATCATCGCCGAACAGATCGACCCATGCGAAACTCGACCGCTTCAGAAGGTCAATCTCGGACATGATGAAGCCCGACAGCGGGGTGGCATCCGCACCTTCGCCGATCTCCGGGATCTCGCGCGGGAACGCCTCGCCGCACAGCGGGCATTCGGTGGCAGCGAGCGGGATCTCCGCTTCGCAGGCTGGGCAGGTCTTGGTCGGTGCATCACCGGTCTCGGTCCTGCCGTCCAGATCGACATCCTGTTCCAGCGTGCCGTGGATCAGGCTCGATGTCCCGAAGTCCAGCACGATGCAGTCGGTCTTGACGATGCCGGGGTTTTCCTCGGGATCCACCGTGCGCAGGCCCCGGCCGACCATCTGGATCATGGTCGATTTGTAGGAACTGGGGCGCAGTAGTACGACGCAGGAGGTGGGCGGATGATCCCAGCCCTCGGTCAGCACCGCCACGTTGACGATGACGCGGATTTCGCCCGCAGCATAGGCGGCAAGGATCCGGCGGCGCGTTCCGGCATCGAGATCGCCATGGATGACGGCCGCTGAAATGCCCGCACCGTTGAAGGCGGCAGCGACATTTTCGGCATGGGCGACGGTGGAACAGAAGACGACGGTCGGCCGCGCGCTTGCCTTTTCCTGCCAGTGCCGGACCACCTCGGCGGTCACCGGCGCGCGGTTCAGGATCTGCGCAACCTCGGTCATGTCATAGTCGGCGGCGGTCTTGCGCACGGCGCGCAACTGCTCCTGCACGCACACATCGATGATGAAAGTGCGCGGCGGCACCAGATGGCCCGACGCGATCAGCTCGCTCAACCGGACCTGATCGCCGACATTGTCGAAGATTTCGCGCAGACCTTTGCAGTCTCCCCGGTTCGGCGTGGCCGTGACGCCGAAGATCCGGCAAGCGGGGTTGGCACCCCGGACATGGTCGATGATCCGGCGATAGCTGTCGGCCACCGCATGATGCGCCTCATCGATGACCAGCAGGTCCAGCGTGGGCATCGCGGCCAGATTGGCGGGCCGCGTCAGTGTCGGCACCATGGCAAAGGTCGCCCGCCCGGCCCAGCTCTTGGTCTCGGCATCGACCACCGAGGTTGAGATGTCAGGTGCGACCCGGCCGAACTTGGTCCGATTCTGTGCGGTCAGCTCGTCGCGATGCGCGAGAATGCAGGCCTTGGCGTCGCTCCCCTCAAGGGACTTCGCGACGACCGCCGACAGGGCGATGGTCTTTCCGAACCCCGTCGAGGCGATGCTGAGGGTGTTGCCGTGATCGCAGAGCGCAGCGAGGCTGCGCTCCACGAACAGGTTTTGACGGGGACGAAGGCGCATCGATCAGACCCTCACTGCGCCCAGGACGGACGGCCGGGCACGCCAGCCGACGGCTGCGGTGCCGCGGCGGTTTGCTGGACAGCCGCTGCGGCGGGCTGCCCGGCAAAGGACGGCGTCAGCCCCATGTTCTGGGCGTAATCCCGGTGGTCCGGCGTCACCGCGCTGCGGATCTCGTTCTTGTCGTCGCCGCTGGCATCGGTGCCCACGTCGATCCGCGCGAGGAATTCGATCCCGTCAAGATCCTTCAGCCCGCTGATCCGGCGCGCGGACTGCGCCTGCGGCGACTGGTCCTTGTCGGAAATCCCGCGCGCCGAATTCAGCATGCCGCGCACCAGGCTGCGGCCCATGTTCGCCCAGTCCGGGCCCTTGGGGCTGTAGAGCCCGATCAGGGTGAAGATCTTGCGCCGGGCATACTGACCTTCGGTGACGGTGAACTCGCCGTTCAGATAGACCGCACCGGTCGATCCGCGCGTGGCGTAGCCGCCGGTCCAGCCCTGCGCGGCATCGTCGAAGCCGCCGGGCCGGATCGTCAGGCGCACCTTGGCCAGTGTGCCTTTCGGGATGAGGTTGGTATTGCTCTGCGCGTCGTTGAAATCGTTCCAGGACCCCATGGGGTGCCTCCTTCTGTGATCAGGATTGCGGGTGTTCGGGCGTGGCTACCTCGACAGGCGGCTGATAGGTCAGCCGCTCAAATGCCGGGGCAGTGGGCTTGCGGATCTTGGCCATCAAGCGGCCAAGGTGCGGTTCTTCGACCGGGCCAAGGCGGCCGGAGCGATCCTTGGCCGGAAAGCCCCAGGGGGTTGATCGTCTGGCAGACAAAAGCGCGGTAGGGATCGCCCCCTTCGGCTTTCAGTTCTGCCATGGTGATCACCTCATCGACGATCCCCGGCAGCTCCAGCCCGGTCTTCGATCCGTCGATCTGCGGCTGAAAGACCTTGCGGTTGAAGTCGTCGAGCTTCTCGTCGAGGATGCCGACGAACCAGACATTCTTGGCCCGCGTGTGCTGCAGATGCGTGAGCCAGGCGATCATCTCGCGGCCATGCAGCCCGTAGGCCCCGCGCACGTCCGGCTTGCCGGTCTTTTCCGACAGCGCCTCGGGCTGGCCCTTGCACCATTGAAAGCAGAGCCGCCCGGCGACAGTGATCGAGTCAACGAAGACGGTGTCGTAGCGATCAAGGGCGGCCGGGTCGCCGAACTTCTGGCACACGGCGGCGTGGTGCGCCGGGCTGTAGGGCTGCTCGTCGCGCAGGCTGGGGTTCGCCCCACCGATGAACACCGCGAAGTCCCGGCATTCCGCCCATGTACGCGGCCGGATGCTGTCGCCCGGCCAACCCTCTATGGCGAGATCGCCCGCTTCCAGATCCATGAACAGCGTGCGGGCGGGGTCCAGCGTCCAAAGGAGGCTGGTCTTGCCGATTCCGGATTTCCCGAAGATGCAGCCCTTGATGCCGCGCGGTTCGGCCAGTCGCTGGTCGGCGGTGATGATCGGCAGGGTCACTTCGCACCCCCTTGCGGGAGGATCTCGACCTTCAGCGTGCCAGTCCGCACCGTGCGTGCGGGCTCGAACCCCTGACGGATGGCCTCGGGCCAGGCGACATAGTTGCGCTCTGGCACCTTGAAGCTGACCTCGACATATTCGGCGGGGTCGTCCCCGGCGGCGCGGATACGCTCGACCATGGCGGCCAGGCAGTCCTGATCCCAATCCACCCGCTTGGGCAGATCGGCGACGATGGTGAAATCACCCTCGTCGAAGCGAACGGTGCCGGTGTCCTTGCCGGATGCGCTGCGCACTTCGGCTGCGCGAGTGGCAAACCGGACTTCCAGCGCAGTGCTGAAACGGGCGGTCACGGCTTTCATCTGCTTGGCCGCCGCGTCAATCTCGCGCTGCATGGCGGCCAGCAGGTCCACCGGAAGCAGGGCGATCTCGCCTGCGGGCAGGTTGATCAACTCGTCGATGCCGGGCGTGTTGTCGGGGAAAGGCATTATGGTCTCCAGATTGGGGAATGGGGTTCAGGCGGCCTCGAGTAGGCGCACCGAGAGGGACGCTCCGGCCTGGCGGGGCTTGCGCCGGGCGACGGCGATGTAGGCGAACTGGTCGGGTCCGATCCGGGCCTGAACGAGATGGACGAGGTCCTGTTCGGCAGCGCGCAGGGCGGCATCGGCGGTGCGGCGCAAGCTTGAGCGGCGTTCGGGCGAAAGAGGCGAGGCCGAGCCGAAGGTGTCGACGGCGAGAAAGCCGCGATGGTAGACCAGCGTTTCGCCGGGTTCGGCCTGCGCGATCCAGGCCGAAAGCCCGATTTCATCGAGCGCCGGACCGGCTGCGCCGAAGATCGATACGACGCCGGTTGCGCGGAGGGTGGAATGACGGGCCATCATGCCGCGCCCCGCTCGGCGGTGCTGCGGCGCTGGCGTGCCTGCTCATAGGCCAGCACATCCTCGAGGCGGTAAACCACGCGTCCGCCGATCTTCAGGAAGGCCGGGCCATCGCCGGTCCAGCGCCAGCGTTCAAGGGTGCGCGCGGAGATGGTCCAGCGCGCGGCAAGTTCAGTCTGGTTCAGGCAGGTTCTCGTCTGCATCGTTCCGCTCCCGGTGTTCTGTTGGGAGGAAGATGCACGGTCCTGTGAGGGGATGTCGTCGGGATCAGAGTGGGATACGGCGGGGGATTGGCCGAGAGACTGCAATCATGGGATGAATCACGCGGTGGGGGATCGCCATCCTCCCCCATCCCCCTGCGCATCCCACGGCGAGGATCTTACGGGGCCGCCTGGGAAGTCTGGACTCAGAGTCCGGCGAGTCGATAGGCCCCGCGACCGTTCGACTCGATCAGCAGTGGCCAGTCCTTCTTCGACTTGAAGATGTCGGACATCTTGAGGCTGCGCGACCCCGCCGACGCCAGCACAGCCTTGCCGCTTTGCCACGGATCGCCCCGCAAGGCTGCCGCGTGCAGGATGCGCACCACCTGTGCCTGAATAGCCCCCAGCCGGAAATCATGGCCGCTGCAGCGGACGTGATGGTAATCGGCGGAGGCGTGAAAGGCATTGGCCTGCTTCACGCCAGCCGCACCACGGAATCCGGATTTCGCCTCGAAACGGTCGCGTTCCTCGCGGCTTAACACGAGATCGGGCTTGCGGATCGTGAGGGTCTCGCGCGATCCAAAGAAACAGGCATAGTCCGCCTTCGTGGTGCGGAACCGGGTGACGCTGACCTCGCCGATACGGAAAAGCTGGAATACATCCTGGACATGCAGATCGAGAAGCCCCTTGAAAGATGACCGCTCAGAGGGGATCGAGTAGCACCTGCCGTCGTCGGTTTCCTCGAAGTCGCCGAACTCGATCGGCAGGTTGAGGATCCGGATCGAGAGTCGCAACTGGTCATTCTCGGCCAGATAGGCGACGTCGGCCTCGGGCAATGACCACCGGTCAAGCACCTCCGCCAGGGTGAAATATGCCTTCTCGATCTCCATCCTGGCCCCCGATTCCGATGCGAAGTGTTTGGCTTTTGTTCTAGCCGCTTGACGATCCCAATTCAATCCTGTCTTATCCAATCTTATCCACATGGCGCTGGGGACAATATGAGAGAGAACCATACCTTGGCCGACCGCCTGCGGGCCCGTTCCGATCAGCTTGGCCTGGCACCTGCCCATGTCGCAGAAATGGCGGGGGTCAACCGCTCCTTCGTCTATGACATCCTGCGCGGGCGATCCGTGCGCCCCCGCATCGACCGGCTTGCCGATGTGGCCCGCGTCCTGAAGGTCGATCGCGACTGGCTGATCCACGGCATCGGCGAGGTTGAGGGGCCCTCCCCCTTCGTCGAGAACCCCGACGATGCCTTCGTGGCGATTGCCCATGCCGCGCCTCGCCCCGCCATGGGGGGCGGCGCGGTGGTGACCGAGGATGGCGATACGCCAGGCCGCGCCTATCACTTTCGCCAGTCGTGGATCCGCCAAAAACTGAAGGCCAGCCCCTCGCAGCTTAGGATCATGCATGTGGAAGGCGACAGCATGGCACCGACCCTGCTGAGCGGCGATGCGGTGCTGGTCGACATGACACGCCAGTTGCCCAACCCGCCCGGCATCTTCGTGCTCGACGATGGCATGGGGCTGGTCGCCAAGCGGCTCGAACATATCCCGAACAGCGATCCACCCGCAGTGCGGGTGATCTCGGACAACAAGCTCTATCCCGAGTATGAACGCACCGCCGACGAGATCCGCATCATCGGCCGCATCCGCTGGTTCGCGCGGGAAATCTGACG